CGTATTCACGTAAAGTATTCACGTAAAGTATTATAATTAAATTATATCTTTTAGATGTAATTTAATGTAATTTAATGTAATTAAATTAAATAGAATTTAATGTAGGTCTCCTGCCCATAGGATATAGTTTGTTGTTTAACTTGTATCGTAGTATTCCACCAAATCCGGCTGTTCCAAATATCAATATGTGCCAAATAGAATGAAGTAGTATATAGTTTTCTTTGTCTTTTCCTTGGTAGTAAAAGTAGCAGAAAAATGCAGAACCACAAAATGTAAAACAAAGCAACGAGTTGATGTAAAAATACTTAATATACCTAAGAATTGTCTTGTATTTATAAACAAATGTAATAAATGTGCTTATTACCAATAAATAAATACTTAAAATATACAAATCAAAAAAATACATCACTAACAATAAAGTGTCTATGTTGTAAGACAAAATGTAAATCCATGGGTTTCTTATTCTACAACAATACAAAACTGTATTTACAATTAAACTAGCAGATTGTTGTCCATCTAAAAACACCCATATATCTTTATACTTGTCTTGAAGTTTAATAAACCCTTCTTCTTTAACATGGTATGAGTGATACATCAAAGAAAACATAAGCGTGTAAAGAAACCTACAAATAATAAATATACTCTCCGTTTCTTTTCTTATTTTGTAGTTCCACATAAACACGCCCAATGGAAACAAACAACTACAATGTGTGATTAAAAGCCATATAGAAGACATTATGTAATCAATAAATAAATCAATAAATAATCAATTAATGCAAATATATATTGATAAATCATACCAATATATGTTTAAACAAATTTAAATAATCAATTAAAATGTAAAAAGATAATGATGCTCAATGTGGGGCTTGAACCCACGACCCTGGGCTCATAAGACCCATGCTCTACCAACTGAGCTAAATGAGCATATGCATACAATATATTAAAAAGTAACATCAAAATAGTATAGCGACTCTAGGTTTCGATCCTAGGTCCTTCTGGTTATGAGCCAGACACGCTTCCCCTGCGCCAAGTCGCTATAATTACAGTATATTACATTTACTCATAATTTATTTTATTTTATTTTATTTTAACTTAACAAATTCTTTCGAATTTAAGTTAGATCCGGACACTGTGAATCGAACACAGGACCAATTGATCTACAGTCAATCGCTCTACCATCTGAGCTATATCCGGGTAACAGCCAACATAGCAACATTTCCCTTTATTTAATTGTAAGTATGTGTTTTATTATCATCTTACTATCCAAATCGTCTACCCATATACCATTTACAACCTTTCATACCTTTTCTTTTCTTTTTATTTTATTCTTTTCTTTTTTAGTTTAGTTTAGTTTAGTTTTGTGCGAGTTTTCGGTAGATTGTTTTTGGTATTTATATAAAAAATCATCCAACATTAAGCAACATTTCCCTTTTACGCGTATTATAAGGTCGCCACCTTGCGCTCAAAACAGGGGTCGAACCTGTGACCTCGCGATTAACAGTCGCACGCTCTAACCAACTGAGCTATTCGAGCATTTTGTTCGTGTCTTGACTTCACACCTAAGTATATTATACTTGTTTTCTTTATATTGTTTTTATTAATATTATCATTATCTTTTTTTATTGTTTTACACTATCCCTTATATCATTTGTATATTTATCTACGCACTTCCATAGTGGAAAATAGCACCATATAAAATATAAACAATATTAAATAAGCAATAACGGTGACGTCATCGTTTAAGCATTCGGCACGCTCCAATGCGCCCATCTCCCACCTTTCTTTTCCACATATTCTGGAAAGATTTTCCAATTTTAATTCACCATATTTATGTTTGTAACCAAAACTACTTGAGTAAGAATCCATATTGATAAGATAGTTAATTAATTAGTTAATTAATTAGTTAATTATTTACATTAGTATCACAAGTAGTTGATTTTAATCAATTTATCAAAATAAGTTAAATATATCCACGTAGTGATACATAACATACTATATAATACCAATGACTACTACTTACAATAATATTACAACCGAACCCCCACAATCAATGTGTAGTATTTTATACGACAATCTTTGTTTTTTGTGTAATCACTTATATGCCAAAATGCATGACGACCTATTGATAGGAACCGAACATAGTAAAAAAATAATCCCCGACTGCACTACTCCATCCAGAGGATTTACAATTGAAGAACCACAGCATACTCAAAGTGAAAAAGCAGAAATCATTATATCCGACCCAAAGTTTGGTATGTTTTCCCTTTTTAAATACCATACCACCCGTGGATACAAAAATGAAAAACTAAAGCAGAAAAACGCTTTTTACTGTTCACACGTTTTTTCATTGCTTGCTGCTCTTCCAATTATTATTTTCGTGGCACAATGGGCTATCTACATAGCGATGGTTGCCAACGAAGTAGACAATTTTGATGGTAGGTTTTGCCCCAATGAATCGGATTGGAAGCGAAAACTAATCATGTTTGGGGCATCGTCGGTTTACTTTGTTCGTTCTTTTTTTCTTTGGGACAACTTAACCGATAGAACACGTCTTCAAAAACTAACTCCAACCATTGATGTATTAGTGATGATAGACACCTTTCAAGAGTTTGGGTTTAACTTGTTTGTATATGTTGCTAATTTATGGATTGTATTTAAGGAAGACAACATATACGATATGGTTCTTAACTGTGTTGCTATGGAGTTTTTAATGAACTTAGACAACGAGTTTGAAGAAATGTATTTTAAGTATTTGCCAGAATCTGCTGATGATATATACGACAACGTGTTTGTTTCTTACACGGTAAATCAAGAAAATATTAAACACAAAAAAAAATCACTGTGTTTTAAGTGTATTAATATAATTGCTTATATTCCTTTTAAATTACTAACAATTTCATTGATGTTGTTTCCAGTCTTATGTTTTGTAATGATGATTTACAGTCCATTATGTAAATAAGCACCAACACAATAACATAACCAATACAACCATTTAACCAAATAGATATTTATTATATATTTAATTTGTAAATATATAATATAAAACACCATAATATAAATCCATTATGACACACAATCAATATTCCGATTACAAACAATATTTAAAACTTAAAGATTCAACCCATTATTACAATTCTGCCAAAAAACTACAAGCAGACGGTTCAGTGGATTACACCCTTATTTCAGTTACATTTTACAAAGCATTGATACTAAACAAAAACAATGTAGATGCGAAATATGCTTTACAGACTATGATAACTGATGGACAGATAACAAGTGAAGAATGTGTTTCAGCAAAGGTGACCGCACGGGCCGAATTATTACAATGTTATAGTGTTACCGACTTAAAATAAAGACAATCCAATTAAATGTTTTTAAATGTTTGTGTTTGTGTTTGTGTTTGTGTTTGTGTTGCTAATATCAATAATTGTATTGGTTTTTTTGTCCAATATGGTTATTTTATTATCGTAGCAAACAGGAATACCAGATTCATACACCATCTGTAAAAACTCTTCTTCTTCTTTTTCTTTTAATAGTCGTTGTTGTTTTTCAAGACGTTTAGTTTCCTTTTTAAATTCATCTAACATTTCCAAAAAACATTTGTCCATCTTTTCTTTTTGTGTAGAAACAGTATGTTTACGTGTATTTTTATTCATTAAATTGTCTATACCAAAATACACGAATATAATTTATAACAAAATAATAAATTTTAAGTTGTTGTTTCAATTTATTATCTATGGAATTCACTAAAATAAACCATATTTTATAAAGTAATTAATTTATATAAAATTGATTTAAACATAATCGATATAAATATATTATAATCATCATGAGTTTGCTATTTCATAATAACACTGTCAGCCTTTACGATAACTGGTATGAATCCCATGCCTCTCTGCTACGAGCAGTATGCCTAGAACTAGGTCATTCCGATAAAATCAACGAACTAATGGAAAAGTTTGTTGGTGAAAAAATGAAGATGAAGGCCAAGAAAAATAAAAACCTTCCTAAGAAAGCAAAGTCTGCTTACTTCTTTTACTGTGACGAAAAGCGTCCAGCATTGTTGGAAAAGGCGAAAAAGAAGGGAGGAAAGGTTAACATTGGAGAAATTGCCAAAGAATTGGGTGCAATGTGGAAAAAACTAAAGCCAGAAAAGAAAAAGAAGTATGAAACCATGAATACAAAGGACAAAGAACGGTACGAAAAGGAAATGGCCGAATACACTCAAAAGCATGCTTAAAGCATCCCATTATATTAATAACAAACAACCCAACACCAATAAAACATTAAACCAAACAACAATTAAACAAACAATAAATTAACAAATCATTAAAATAATATTTTTTTATTATAAATCAAAGTATAGTTTATAATAAAACAAATGAAAAAAACATTTATAGAAGAAAAGTACAATACAGTTTCAAAGTCAAAGCAACTTGACTTACAAAAAAAACCATCCACAACCATAGATAAATTAAACATTGACTTAAACGTTGATAATTACACCATAAATGATATGAAACTGTTTATACGTTTATCAGATGATGAAGAATATGACTATTACAGATTACACCAAAAAATCAATGAGAAAATCAATGCAATATCCAAACTAAATTTAAGTCTTCAAGAAAAAAGCAAGATGGTTGATTTCATTAAAAACATAGAATACCGACTAAAAAGTAAACTAAATATAAAAGGCGACAACCATTTAGCAGGTATCACAGATGAGTCTTATTCCATTACAGACCTTCAACAAGATATGAAAAAACTAGCATCGGTTGTTCAAGACCGCAAAGAAAAGGAATTGGAGTCTATTTATGTTAGCCCCATAAACACTGGTATAGTTAATGATTTAAAACGTAACATCGTCACTAGTCAATTAAGTATTGATACCAAATTTAGAAAAAATTATTTCGCCACAAAAAGCACAGACTTTACCATAAACCTTGCCACGCCACTAAAAAATGTTATTTCTATGAAAATGTCTTCTATGGAAATCGCCAATATTCAACACGTTATATCACATACATTAGGGACAAATGGGTTTAAAATAACGAAAACAGCAAACGACGTTAGTGGAACTACTATTTCAACCACTGTCACAGTTCCAAGTGGAAATTACGATACAATTACCTTGGAGTCTAATTTAATTGGAGTCTCTACCGAAGAAGGTAATTTGTCTTATGCTGGATGCTCTATCTCCATCGATGCTACTACTATGAAAGCCACTATATCAGGAAACAACGACGGTGACCGTGTAACTCTGGATTTTGGGAATTTGGTTTATCAAAATGCTCCTCCTATGAAGTCGTTGGGATGGTTGTTGGGATTTAGAAAAAAGGCGTATACAGGACAACAGTCTTACACTGGAGAAGGAACGGTTGATTTGGCAGGATGTAAGTATATTTTTCTGTGTATAAATGACTTTAAAAACACAACGCAAGATGTATGCACCATACTTTACGAAAATTCGTTTTTAAGAAAGCATATATTGGCACGTATACCAATGAGAGAAGGAAAGGGGGCTGTATTGTTTGATGACCCTTCTGATAAAATCACCAAAAAACGTCATTATTTTGGTCCAGTCAATATTGACAAACTCCATGTCCAATTAATAGACGAGTATGGAATGGAAATCGACATGAACTACAATGATTATTCGTTTGCCCTTGAATTTGATATTTTATATGAAAAGTAGAAAAATTAAGCATAATTATTTATATGGTTATTATAACTACATAAATAATGAATACACCAATAAACTTAAGCAAGTATTCTATATTAAAAATTAAAGAAAATCGTGAAAATAACTCTGATAAAAAAAGTTTGGAAAATAGAAAAGGGAGAGATATTTTTGATTTGGAGTGTATTAAAACAATAGATAGTGCTCTTCTTAGGGAAACCATTACTCCTACCAGTAA